CTCTGCCTCACCTATTATTGTTTCAGGATTAACTGGTGGAACTAGCTATACATTTACGGTAACTTCTACCTCTGCACAAGGAACATCTGCAGCAAGCTCTGCATCTTCTGCAGTTACAGCTCCAACTACATTAACAACAACATTTAATTCCAGTGGCACTTTTACAAACCCAGGAGTATCAAATGTTGAGGTTCTAGTTGTTGGCGGCGGCGGCGGCGGAGGGTTCGGCGGAGATAATCTATCTGGTGGATTTGGCGGCGGCGGCGGCGGCGCAGGCGGAGTACAGTATTCTGCCGCTCTTTCAATTAGCGCAAACACTAACTACGCAGTAACAGTTGGCAATGGCGGCGGAGGCGATACTAGCGGAAACTCTTCAGTATTTGCAAATCTAACTGCCCTTGGAGGAGAAAGAGGAGCAAATAGTACTGCAAATGCTAGAGTAACTGCAAATAGTGGATTTGGTTCAGGTGGCGGAGGTGCGACAGTTTCAAATAATACTATTAATACTAATAGACATTTAGGAGGAACAGGAACATCTGGGCAAGGAAAAGCTGGATCTACCGCATATGCAAACAATGCTGGTGGAGGAGGCGGTTCACTAAATGCCTCTCCAAACTCAAGTGGAAATACTGTATCTACTGCTTATTACGGCGTACCAGGCGGAGCCGTAACTTACTTTGGAAGTAAATACGCAGCAGGTGGTGGAGGAGCAAATCCTTATTCTCCATACACATCAGGTGACGGATTGGGCGGGGCATCTGGCTCTGCTGGAGATTCCCGTTTCGATAACTTTAGAGCTTTTACATTGCCTGGTGCAGGAGCGAATGGTACTGGTACTGGAGGCGGAGGAGGTTGTGGATGGGTAAATATTATTAATTCAAATTCACAAAATACATCTGGTGCAAGCGGTGGTAATGGGGTGGTGATCTTAAAATATGTCGGTTAATCACGAATTTGATGAGTCTTTACCAAAACCACATGAGTCTTGGGTTTTAAAAGACAACGGTCTTGGAGGTAAATATTGGGATTCACCAGTTGCTTTACCAGTAGACGGAAAGACTTACTATTGGCATGAAGAATCTTTATCATGGAGGGAAGTAGAATGACGCTAATATACTCTGATGGTTATTTTAGAACAGGATCTAATTTTTTACACCACTCTTTAAAAATTGCTTATCCAAATGCAGTTATTACTTCAGACGACCCTGCGCCACATTTTGGGGTCGGACTTATAAAAGATTTAACAATTTATTCTGGAATAGCAATTTCTTTAAGAGATCCAGTAGATACACTTAGTTCTGTTTTTTCATTTTTTAAAATAGAAAACAACCCTGAGCAAAAAAATCAACACGTTAAATATGTTAAAACATATTTAGAAGACATTAAAAATAATAAAGAAAATATTTTTATTTCTAAGTTTGATGAAATGTCTACTGATATAAATTCTGTACTTAATAAATTCTATCAAAAATTTCCACAATTAGGAGAACCTCTTCAAGTAAATGATTTAGATGTAACTAATAGTTTAATATCTAGTGGTAGAACACATGCAGTTCCTGGATTTAATACAGAAGATAATACAGAACTACATTCACAAATAATAACAGAGTTTGCTGCTGATTTAGAACAAATATACCTAATTTATAATGAAATAATTGCATAATAAATTTAATTAATAAACATTTACAATAATTGTTTTAAATAGTAGAATAGGTACTATGAATCTAGTACAAAGATCAATAGATAATGGGGGAAATTTAGTTCCCCTTATTATTCCAGCCGAAGTTTCAGACGGAATGGGATTAATGAATCCTTCTATCTTTATTGATGACGATGGAGATATTTTAGTTAATATTCGTAGAGTTAATTATACACTTTATCATTCAGAAAAAGATCAAAACTTCTTTAGCCCTTGGGGACCACTATCATACTTGCATCCTGAAAAAGATCAAAGATTAGTTACAACTAATTATATATGTCTGCTAGATAATGATTTAAATATAATTAATTATACTAAAGTAGACTATTCTAAATTTGATGTCCCGCCAATTTGGGAGTTTGTTGGCGAAGAAGATTGCAGAATTACACAATGGGATGGAGATTATTACCTTATTGGTGTTCGCCGTGATACAACTCCAAATGGGCAAGGCCGTATGGAATATTCTAAGATTGACTTCGATAAAGAAAGTTGGACTGCAACAGAAATACAGCGTGTAAGAATTCCAGCTCCAATTGATGAATCAACCTCATATTGTGAGAAAAACTGGATGCCAATATTAGATCAACCATACCACTTTGTTAAATGGGCAATGCCTACAGAGATAGTTAAAGCTAATCCAGATAAATCAGAGTGTAAACAGGTTATTGTTAAATCTACTCCTGCCGCCCCAATTGATCAAAGAGGAGGAACCAATGTTATTAAATGGGGAGAGTACTACATTACAGTTACTCATGAAGTAAATCTATGGAAAAACTACCTAAATCAAAAAGATTCAATCTATAGACATAGAGTTATTGTATGGGATAAAGACTTCAACTTTGTTGGGCTAAGCAAATCATTTGCATTCCTTGATACCCCAATTGAGTTTTGCGTAGGTGCAGCAATTAAAAATGATAATTTATTACTAAGCTTTGGCGTTCAGGACAATGCAGCATTTATATTAGAAGTTCCAACAAATGTTGTAAATGAAATTATTACGGAGGCAATGGCATATGGCAATTAGAGAATTAACAATAGCCCTGGCCTCAGACCCATTTAATGTTCAAATTAATTTTGATCTAGCACAAGCCTACGATGCACAACAGCAATATGCATCTGCAGCTGGCTTTTATTTGAGGGCGGCAGAGTTTGGATACAAGACTCACCCTTTAATTACATATACATCATTACTTAAAATGGCTATATGTTGGACACATCAGGGCGATAGAAATAAAACGGTTCATAATAATATCATGCAAGCAATAGCATATTTGCCAAATAGACCAGAGGCTTATTTTCTTTTATCAAGAATCAACGAACGCAATAAGATGTATCAAGACTGTTACACATTTGCTGAAATGGGATTACTGTATGCCACACATACTTTCCACCAACCACTTCCAGGATATGTTGATTATAATGGCGCATACTGCCTAATGTTTGAAAAAGCGGTGTCAGGATGGTGGCTTGGCAAAAAGGAAGAAAGCAAGTCCTTGTTCCAGCATTTATTAGATGATCATAAAATGGCTCCAGAATATGTTTCTGGATGCCTTAACAATTTAAAGTTGTACTAATATGTTTCCTAATTGGTTTAAAGATGTAGAGAAGTATTTCCGTCATGTGCCAAATGAGCCACTTCGTGCTTTGCAAATTGGCACATACACTGGAGATGCTACAGAATGGCTATTAAATAATAGAGAGTTAGAGTATCTGCATGATGTTGATACATGGGGCGGAAGCGAAGAAATTGCTCATGAATCATTAGATTTTAATTCAGTAGAAAACTATTATGATTCAAGATTTAGCGATACTCGTATTCATAAGTATAAGATGACAAGCGACGAGTACTTTGCCTCAAATAAATCACAGTTTAATTTTATATACATTGATGGAGACCACACAGCACTGCAGACATCATTAGATGGATTGAATGCATTTAGATTACTTGAATCAGGCGGTGTAATGGCTTTTGATGATTACCTATGGAACTATAACGGCAACCGCTTCTTAGAACCCAAGAGAGGCGTTGACGGCTTCCTAGAGGTATGTAAGGATCAGTACACAGTCATAGAGTCTGGATATCAAATGTGGATTAAGAAATGTTAGCAAACTCATGCTTTGAAATATTTCATACAGACAGCGGAAATAAATTTAGAAATCAGTCTTATGACAATGTTTTAAGTGAAATGGCGGGAATACCAAGATTAACCTCACCTACAATATACTTGAATACAGTAGAAAAAGTAAATCAATTTTTAACCGATACACCTAAATTTAAGGTAAATACTGTAGAAGATTATTGCCAACCAGGAGAAACATTTCCACCTAGCTCTGGAGTAATTGGTGTATGGGCAAGCAACTATATTGCATATAAAAACTTTCTAGAAACAGACAAAGATATACTTATTTTGTTTGAAGACGATATCGTTCTTAGTAAAAATTTTGCATATATACTAAATTCATATTTAATGGAGTTGCCAGAAGATTGGGAATACTTCTCCCCGTTTGTCCCAGATGACTCACTATTTGCTTATAATGAAATAAAGCATTCTTTTAATAGTGACTACCGTACTTGCCGCTCTTATCAGCAATGGTCATGCGCCACATATGTGGTCAACAGGGCGGGAGCTAAAAAGGCTATAGAAAATATAGAGTCTGTGGGAATAACAGCCCCTATTGATTGGTACATATTTAATTTTAGAATGAAGCAAGAAGACGGTCAAATTAAGTTTAACACCTATACAATTAAGCCAAATTCATAT